GAATTCACTGACTGGTTGATGAGTCCAGCGGCCGGCGGCAGAGATGACTTTAGATACGCACCAATTGACACCCCAATTCAAGGTCCTGCGGCCACAACACCTGTGCCCGGCGTCATTGACATTGAGCCAGATGTAGAACAGAACTTTGTGCCTGGCAGTACTTTAGATCTGCAACGTCAGCGCCAGTACGCCGGCGCCGTCACCGGCGGCAACTGGGACGGCCAGTGGAAGGTCGTAGACAGCAATACCGGAGACGAATTGTATAGATTCGGCGGTATAGGCAACAGTCAAGCAGATGCCAACAGAATTGCAGGCCAATGGGTTAGAAGCAACAACATCAGTGTACCAATTGAAGTGTATCCAGTTATGGAGCCATAATGAGAGCACACGAATTCATAGTTGAATACAGAGATAGACTATTGCAATATGTCAAGAGTCTGTTACCTAACTATCCGGAGTATGTTCTTAAAGATTGGTTAGTGCCCAACAAAGGCAACTTTAGTAATCTGCCTGTGGACGCAATCAAAAACGGAATAATGGAAAAATTAAAAGGACAAGGTCTTTCTCCAAGTACTAAATGGCAACTTGTACCCGATATGAAGTTTACAATGAACATGTTTGAGCCAATGACTAAGGAACGCCTGATAGGTCGTGCTGGCGGACACAGTGATATGGGATTAGATGTGCCACGGGATAAAGAACGTCACGCTACTCAAGCGACATTGGCACAACAACAAGGCGGTGTTAGAAAAGAGCCGGTACTACTAATAAAAACCGAAAAAGGTTATGAACTATTGGAAGGTTGGCATAGAACAATACAACACTTTGCCAAGTATCCCAACGGTTATACAGGGCCTGCTTATGTGGCAGTTGCACAGCAAGGTGTGGCGGAAGGCAAATTAGTAGAATCAGCTGTGTTCTTAAATCCAACCACAGTGGTAGTGGGACAGGCACATGGACAACCACTAGAATTGTCACCTAACACATTAAAAAAAATTCAAGCCATAGCGGCCAAACATGGTGCATACTATGAGGGCAACGGCACTGACCGCAGTTACACAAAGGGACAGATTGACAGATATGTTGGCAGTTGGGATGACGAAGTTGCCAAAACTGCCAGCCCCAATGATCCCAAATGGTTGTATGTGTTGTTTGCCAATGTAGATGAAAACAACAGAGTTCAGCGAGTTGGAGTTGACCCTAAAGATACAATATTCAACCGATTGTTGACTACTGCCCAAGACAACTCGTTCCAAGGAATAGGATACACAGCTCAAGCCCTGCAAAAGTTTCTGCAAATGGCCAGTGAAGGCAAGTATGATTTTGTAAAAATGAGCCAACAACCTGCCACACAGCAAAATCTCACTAGATTTCTCAAAGCAGGCGAGTCTTTGATGTGGCCTAGCAATTGGGAACAATATCCCAACCGGGCAGGAAAAATAGCCAAAGCAGCCACAGTTGATGTTAGAGATCAATACCTTGCTACAAGGAAAGCTGGTGTCTATGTCACCGGCAGTGGACACTTAAAAGCTGTACAAAATATAACTGGTCAACAGGCTATGACGGAAAGTCTCAGAGTTGATGTGCCCAATGAAGACTGGCTCGACGATGCTATTGAGTATGCCAAGTCACACAGCCCTGACCGTAGAGGATTACCTTACATGGGCAAGACCACTGCCACTGTTAGAAAAGTTGAAGTTCCTGTTGGCTTACTACGACGAATACCTGGCATGCGAAACGAACAACAAAATGTTCGCCAAGCAGATCTTGCTGCAATTATGAAAATAATGAACGACACTGGCAAGCTGCCATTGCATGCACACACTAACGAAGAATACAAGCCTTTCATCAATGTGGCCTACGATGGCAGTGCCTGGGTCAACGAAGGCAATCATCGTATCATGGCTGCTGCTGCTCTGGGCTGGAACGAACTGCCAGTGGAAATCAGCTACTTTGATGGCGGCGAACGGGTTGAGTCTGGCCCAATGTATCCAGGAAAGATTGGCCTATGAGAGCACATGAGTTTTGCCTAAAAGAAGGTGTGGCACCAGGATTTGATGTGTACATGGCCCGTGTCAAGGTCAAAAATCCCATGTATAGCAGCAGCATTGACGTGGCTGTTTTTGCCAAATCACCTGCCATGGCTAGACTTTTGTTGCAGGGTCAGTACGGCACAGACAGTGTGGTCAGCAACGTAACTAAAATTTCTTGACATTTGTAGGTCTGATACATACAGACATGATTGATGTTATTACTGTAGTATTTAGAGACGAGTTGAAGATTCTGCAAGCACAAGCACAAAGTGTTGCACGTTATTGCAAACAACTGAACATAGGCAATATCTATGTTGTGGTCAACGACGAAGACAATATCACACAACTAATTGACGGAAGTTGGTGGGGTGATTTGCACGATCGTGTGATTGTTACTCCTAGGTCTGTGTTTTCAACTCAATGGCACAGCAACGGATGGGTCAGTCAACAAGCACTCAAGCTGCTGACTGCCAGCATCAGTTACAGTCATTACAGCATGATTCTAGACGCCAAGACTATATTTGTTCGAGAACTCACGCTGGACAAATTGTTCAATCAATCAGCACAGTTACAAATAGGACAACTGGATGTATTTCCTGTGTTTGAACCCTGTCGACAAATAGTCAACCGGCTCTGGAACATTGACTTGCAAAAACAAGCAGGTCCTGGTGGCGTGCCATTCTTTGTATGCAACGACGTTGTACGTGCCATGATTGCAGATGTGTATGCATATACTCATCAAAATTTTCCCACTTGGTTTCAAAGCCAAGGCCTGGTAACAGAATTCATGTTGTATTCGGGCTACATTGTGAAAGGTGCAGGCAGTCTTGACATATTATACAGCCAACACAACAACATAGGTGGCATAATTAATGTGTGCCATTCAGAAGTTGAAGCATGGGATCGCAAGTTTGCTGAAATGAAAAAACCCAACACCCTCACTGTGAGTATACATCGTGCTGCTTGGATAAAAATGACTCCTGAGCAGCAACAACAATATCAAATGTTCTTGATTGATCGTGGAGTAACACAAGCATGGCAAATATGAAAGCACTTTGTTTGGTGGCTCATCCTGATGACTGTGTAATCTTTGCCTACAGTTATATCCATGCTCATCTAGAACTGGACTGGACCATAGGGTACTTGACCTACACACCACAAGATCCACGTGGTGCAGAACTTGCTGCATTTTGGCGGCGGCGTGGTGTTGAATGTGTGTTTTTGGGATTTGAAGATCATTGGCACGACAATGAACAAAATCAATTCACACGTTGGAATGAGGCAGAGGCAAAACATGCATGTTGGGAGCTGGCACGTGACTATAATCTAGTGCTCACTCATGACAAACATGGTGACTACGGGCACATACATCATAGACTGGTGCATGATGCTGTGGCACATCATCACAACCTAATCACGTTTGCTCCGCACAATCAAGGCACAGTCACATGGTCAATTCCAGCAGAAACGTATAGTCTGACTGAATTACCATTGCATGGTGAGATCATTTCCAGTTTTCATCTAACAGAACACAAAAATAGTTACACAGAACCTCACAAGGAAATAGCCCCATGAAACTAATGGTAGCAGGGTGCAGTTATTCTGCAACAAGTCAACGCCTGCCAGGCACCAGCTGGAGCGAAGTGCTGGCCCGGCGACTGGGCTGGGAACTGGTTAACCTAGCACGACAAGGATGCAGCAACGGAGGCGTGCGTGTGCAGATTGATGAAATACGCAGACAACGGCCAGACTTTGCCATTGTCACACCCACGTTCTGGGACAGAATGGAAATACCAGCCACTGCTGCTCCTTTTGATTGGAAAAAAAGCACTGGTGGATGGGATCCTGAGATCCAACGGCACCTGCAGGATCGCACTCTCAAGAACGGCTATGATCGCGAGGATGGCATCAACAATGTCAACTACGGCAACAACAACTACAACATGATCTGCGAGACTATCTATACCCTAGCAGAAAACTTCAATCATCCTTATCGTTCAGGCCTGATCAGCAAAACAGCACAAACTGCTGTGCGTCATTACATTGATGGCATCTACGATAGCAACTGGAAAAAACAACAAGACGAATGGATCATTAGAGAAGGCATTCTAATGATGTATCTTGAAGATATCAAGTTTGTGGTGCAGCCCAATCTGCTGTGGCCATTTGATCCTGCACATTCGTCTCAGTGGAGAGAAGCATTTCCGTACTTGATTCCAGATCATTATATACAGTTAGATCCAAGTACCACCGTACAAGCACTCAGCGGAAACCATCCGTTTGAAGGTGAGGATCCTGGTTATCACAGTTCGCCTGCAGGGCAAGAAGTGATTGCTGCGCACTGGGCCGATCATCTGCATGACCATTTTGGCCTAAACTGACCAATGCTGAACAGGAATATGTTTCTGCATCAAGCAGCGCATTTCTTGTTGTTTTTCCCGATGTAGTTGACTCATTCTGTGATGATTGTGATCAACAATCTCACTGACCAAAGCATCTATATCATTGGGATTTTCCCAGCTCAATAGGTGTGCCTGTTGCATTGCTAGTTTGAAACGTTCAGAATCAATGGTAATGGTATCGTAGGTTTCGTCAATGATGCCATTGAATGTTTTGAATCCCAGATCCCTAAGATGCTGCAAAAAGAATGATGGTGCAAACATCACAAACACTCGTTGATTAAACAACACCTTCATGGACTTTTCGCTAAAAAACAACTGAGGACCAGTGCATAAAGTTTCTGTCACAATGGTATATCTACAACGACGATAAATTTCAACAGGGCTGATAAAACTCACGGTGTTGTCAATGTTGCCGGCTACTTCCCATGCAGGATCCAGATTGGGACTGACCCAGGGCCAGTTTACTTTGGTTTCAGGAAATATTGCTGCATATTCTCTAGTTTGCCCATCAAACACATTGCCAGGAAAAACTGTTCTGTAGTTGAAAATGCTTTTTGATTCAAGTCCGCTTTGTGTTGCACTCATCATCACATAGTCTCTATGCGGTCTACGAGCACCCATGAGAGCGTCAAACATAAATGGTTTATGTGCTGCTCTAGAATCTTGATAGGTGTTGACTTCTAGGAATCTTGACAACCAGTAGGGACGGTACATAACACGATCATGTTCTGGATCATTGGGATTGAACCCACCCTTGGCAAACAGCCAATTCTTTATTCCGAGACTTTGAATCCACTCAAGTGAGGCCGGAACTGAATGGTATTCTGCATCACTGATCAACACTAGATCAAAATCTTTAAGATCAATGTTGGCCAATTCTGCTCGATAATCGTACATGTATGGATCGTTGAATCGCAATCGCACTGCTGCCACACGGTATGGTTGTGCTAGTGCCACAGTTATGTCTGTGGTTGTATTACTGATCCCCCAGTCCTTGGCAACATCAACTATTTCATGATGAGGGTTGTAAACAGTGTACGCAAAAGTCATTTTAATCTTTCATTTATCAAATTCATATAGTGATCAAAGTCCACAACACGGCCGTTTTCAATCTGTAGACTGAGTCTTAGATCAGGTATGGCGTCAGCAATAGCATTGTGTTCGGGCAACCAATTGGTCATTTTTCCTAGGTTATCGTATTCATAACGCTGATGTGATTGAAAAGAAACATTACCGCAATGTACTGCCCAGTTGCCTACAAATTCATACTCGCTGAACCATTTGATAATATTACCGTTGCCCCAGGGTGGCACTGTGGGCATGCCTGGAACCGCATCAATAATAGCATCCAACCAGTGTTTGCCGGGCCACTTTTTTGCCAGGTGTTCTCGTAATTGAACCCAGTCTGCGTAACGAACTGGCACAAACTCTGTGACAAAACAGTGTGGTGTTTGATGCGGCAATCCTGTGATACTTTCAAACACTCCGTTGTAACTGCCCTGTGTGGTGTTCATCAAGGCATGAAAGTTTAACACTCCGTCTTGATAACAACGGTATGGTTCTATTAGGAATGTGTCTGGATCTTGCATGAGCATGACATCAATCTTCAAGTGATCCAAGAAGCTGAGTTTGATAGCCTGTTGCCTTAGCCACCAACCTCTGTAGTCTCCTTCAAACACCCAGCGGTTCACTTCGGGATAGTTTTGGTAGATCACATCATCATTGACGTATTCAAAACAGCTGGTATCTATTCCGTGATTGTGGAATATAGACCATAACTCATCTTTTGGCACAGGGCTAGCAATTACTGTATAGTCTATGCCCTGCAAGTTGTGATCAAACTGCAAACTCACACATGCATGAGGAATACGATATCTTGCAAGAAACAATATTCGTGCCACGGTCATTTGGCTGCTCCACAACTGTTCACACACTGATACAGTCTACCATCTGCTATGCTAGACTTGGTCCAGGTGGCTTCCACTTGATCAAACCAGGCCATACTGTGTTCTAGTCCGTACTCAAGTGCAAGGTTTTCTTTTACCAATGGCAGCAATTGTTCATTGCCTGGATGTGTCATTTGTCCAGGATAGAACCCCAAGTAACAGCAAGGATACACAGAACCATCTGCTGCTATGTATATTTCTTGTGCTCTTTTATGTTGGCAGTTGTATTTTATTTCAGGTGTGTCTTTGGGAGAGTTGACTGTGTCTACACGGAACCAGGTCACGTGACTGTGCAGCATGTCTTTGATGGGCGGAGCTGATTTTTCTGCAAGTCCAAGCCAATGCGAAAACTCCCCATCTCTTTTGTAAACAGGACCACGATCACGACCATCATAGATATTTTCAAATCTTTTAAATCCTAGAGCACGACTCATGTCTTTGCATGCTTGTTCTTGATGACGGTTATGATCAAATGGCACAAATCTCCACACTGCATGACCGCCTGCTGCAATATATGCACTGGCATTGTCAATGATTTTTTGCCAGTCTGTGTCTTGTCGGTACAAGTGATGTGTATCAGCTAGTCCGTCTAGTGCAAAGCCAATGCTGACTCCTGGCAAGGCCAACCGACTCCACCAATCTGTGTTTCTAGTGCTGCCATTGGTGTTGATTGTTACTTTGATGTTGTGGTCAATGAAAAATTTAACAATTTCAACTCCGTCCCGGGCATTGCTAAAGTCACCAACATTGCCATTGAAGTTGGCTGTACAGCCTTGTAGTTGAGACAATACTTTGGCTGTGAACATTTTTTTAATGTCAGTCAAGGTCAATTCGCAAGTGGGATATCCTGAATTATAATCATGGCCTCGATAATTGCGCACACACATGGGACATCTTGCATTGCACCTGGTTGTAAGCTCTATGTGAATGGATTTTAGCTGTTCTAATTTCTGCAACATGCAAATATTTATAGGCATACATTTTGCTAAATATTCTTATGAAGTCAGAGTTTATAACTGTGTTAAGTGACATATACTGCAAGTGTAGAGACACACCAGCGCGATACCGTGCATATGTCAACAACGAATTGTTTGCAGAACGCACCTGGGTATGGTCAGACATGTATCTTGAAGAAATGTTGCAGATCAATGCTGCGCCAGGCAAATACACTATTCGCTACGAGCTAGTGGACGGATACAATAATAATGCAAGTCTGAAAATTCGCAACATGCGAGTAGAACACGGTCCAGGACGTATAGTTGATAAACAAGGCACATTGGAGGTTTGGCATGCGGGCTTATGAAATAATGGAAAACGCTTCGGCAGGTGCTACATCAGCAGGCAGTGTTGCTCCTGTCGGTATGGCCCTGGGCACACAAACAAGAATGGGTGGATCACTATTAAGTGGTAAATACACCAACGATCCTACGCCTAACACGCCCAAGGAATACAAAAGGAACAAGAATGCTCGCGGACAATTTAAAAACTCTATTGGCAAGTAATTTTGCTTATTATCTCAAAGCACAACAGTTTCACTGGAATGTGGAAGGTCCAGACTTTGGCGAACTGCATGAGTTTTTTCAAAATATCTATGAGGATGCCTATTCAGCTATAGATCCTGTCGCAGAATACATAAGATATCTTGACGAGTATGCACCCGGAAGTTTTGAACGTTTCAGCGAGCTCACACAAATTTCAGGTCAGACCAAAATACCACGTGCTCGACTCATGATTGAAGAACTGTTGGCCAACAATCAACAAATGATTGATCTGTTGAATCAATGTTTTGCAGCAGCAGAACAAGAAAATCAACAGGGCATTGCTGACTTCGTGGCAGGACGTCTGAGCCAACATGGAAAATATCATTGGCAATTGCGTAGTTATTTGAGAGATACCAGAGCATGAGCAACGACATCAAGAGTATTCTAGAGCGCATGGCCGTGCTGGAAGGCAAGATCACTCCGGTCAGTGTCAAGCACGGACTAAATCCCCAACAAAAATCAGTTCACCAACTGCCGGCCTTGTTCAAGCCCAGAGACATCAGCACAGTGCTCAAAAGCAAAACAGATCCTGAACATCCCATGAAAGGGGAGTTGGTAGGAGACAGTGTTGAGCCAAAACAAAATGCACTCGAAGAAGCCATGGGTGAGATTGAAGAAGACATGGTCAGCAAAGTCAAAAAAGACCTCACCCACTATCTTGATCAGCTGGCAAAGAAAATGTCCGATGACGGCCGCCGTGATCGAGACGACTCTCCATTGGACAAACTGGAAAAGAAACAACATGTTGATCGTGCTCTCAAAATAAAAGCCGTCGATGCTGTGCAAAAACGTCAAGCAGAAGAAAACTACGAACTAGACGAAGATCCCACTCAGCAAGAGATAGGTGTCGAAACTCCGCCGCCACCCATGCAGGATCCACAATTGCCTGAATCAGCTGTGAAAAGTTATGCCATGGAAGATGGAATTGCACTTGAGGCATATGGAGATCAAACTCGTGGTTTTGAGCTCCGTCGTGGCGGCCGCAAGTTGCCAACCCGATTCCGCAACATAGATGACGCAGATATTGCAGTCAAGTTGTTTCAGAAACGCAAGGCCAATCAAGCACAAGAGCTTGATCAAGATTACATAGAAGAGCGATGATATGATTATTGAACAACTTTACACTAAAAAAATAACAACACCCAAACGTCAAGGGAAACTGTTGTATGAAAGCATGCTCATGGAAGATCCTGTCTACCGTAACTTCAAACGGATAGGACGTTATATTGCTGAACGCCGCATGAGCGAGAAAGAAATTTTGCAAGTGTTTGCTGATGCTGAAGCGGGCATGACTGACAAGGCCACTGGTGCCAACCGTACCATGCTGGGTCGTGGCAAAGATACCACCATGGATTTTGCCAGCGGTGTAGCTGATGCTCTAAAAGGCGTCTGGAGCGGCATACAAAATTCAGTTCCTGTTTCTGCTGTTGATGTGGCCTATGACCAAGCCACCGATGCTTTGGCTGGCCTGGCTGGCGGACAAAAAGGACAAGTAATGCAGGCGATCAAGAAGTATCGCATGTTGGCCAAACAGTATCCTAAAACAGCTGGCTTAGCCAAAGCAGCCTTGGTTGGTATCACTGGCTTGGTCACAGGCGGCGCTGGCCTACCGGGCGCCGTGGCCTTGATCTATGGTTTAGATTCAGCCATCAAAGGTGAGAAGTTTTCAGATATTGCACGCAAGGCCACCATCGCAGCCGCAACTGCCTGGGCAGCTGGATCTATTGCCGGTATGTTTGGGGCAGAACCAGCAGCTGGTGCCGAAGTTGGTGCAGACCCAGCAGCTGGTGCCGAAGTTGGTGCTCAAGACAGTATGGGTGCAGGTGAAGAAATTGTAGGCCCCGGTGCCACAGATGCTGTGCCATCAAGATTTGATAATATTGTAAGCAATGCTGTAGACTACAAGGTCAAGCCAGGCGACACACTGTCTGATATTTTGGCGGATAGAAAAATCAATCCAGAAGCGTTCAGGCGTCTGCCTGGCAGCGAAGTATTTTTTGGACCCGATGGCAACCCTAACATCATAAAAGCAGGACAAACTATCAAACTGCCGGATCCAGCTGACATTGCTGACTTGAATAGAATGAGTTATAGCACTCCAGATCCTGCTAATTTTGCACGGTTTGATCCAAACTATGACACCACTGACACCACTGGCTATACTGGTCAGTATAATCCAAACAACAGTCCATACAGTCTTGACGCTACAACCAATTTAAAACAACAAGGTGCTGGCCGCCTTGGGCCTGACGGCGGCATAGCAGCTGACCGTGTGGCTCAAGATGCAGGAACCAGAATGACAACTGATGTGAGTCAAGCTGCTGTTGATCCAGGAAAATATTCTGCTCCTATTGATTACAGTCAATCGGGACCAACCAGCACTGACTCACTGGGGCAAAACTTAGAATACGGCATTCCTGTCAACGACAAGGGTAGTTTTATTCCACCAAACACTGGTTTGCCCGCTGACGAACTGGCCAGACAAACAGCCGCTTATGATGCCTGGAAAGCAGACTTTACCAAACGTTTTCCAAATGCTGAACTACAGCCAGACGGATCTATGAAAGCTACCAAACCAGGGTTGGCACCAATGGGTCCATCAAATTACACACCCGGTGGTGCCAGCGGCAGCGGTTCAATAAGACCAAAAGGATTCACAGAATCTGTCAAGGTAATAAGATTGCCGGTCAGTCAGTTGATTGACAAAAAAACAACCATCTTGAATTGGAAATTGAACGAAAGCACAGGGCGCAAGAGCAAAACTGTGAACTTAACCACTGCTGGCGCCTACACAGTGTTTGAAAACGTTGACCGATACCGCAAAGCCATCATGGAACTCAAGGGTGTTCCTGGAAGCACACGCCCGGCATTGTATCGTCCCGACATGGCGGGTGCTCCAGTTGCACCTGCAGTCAAAAAACCCGGCCTGTTGAGCCGTGGGCTCAGCAAAGTAGGTGGTGCACTGAGCACATTTGGTCGTCAATTTACCACCAACGTTACCAAAGAGAAACTCAAGATGAACTGGCACCAAAAGGGCAAACCCAGTGATTCGGATCAATTGGCTGCTTGGTTGGTCACACAAGGTGTGCCGCAAGAAGTGGTAACTTCAGTTTACAGTAAAATGGGTATACCTTACACAGCACCTGTTGCACCCGTGGCTGATCCACAAACAGCCACTAGCACCACAGCAAAAGCTTCTGAATTTGAACTTCCTATTGATACAGGATTTTTAAATCCTGACACTGGCAAGTCTTACTTACCAAGCGAACTTGCTGCAAAACGTCAAAAAAGAATTGCTGATGCACTCGCCAAGGCACAACAATCTGCTGCTGATGATACTGCTGATGAACCTGCTGATGATACTGCTGCTGTTTCAAATCCATTTGGACAAATGACAAACCAGTTGCAAAATTATGGAACAAGCAGTACCAGCACCGGCGGTCGAGTAACAAAAACAGCAACAGGGCTCAAAAATACTGCTAGTCCAAATAATCCCAATGCTGTTGGTGCTGCTGCACCTACATCAACTACAGCAGCAACAACAGCAGCGGCCACAACCACAGCAGCTGGCAAGTTCCCGGGCGAGGATCCACAAGGTGCTGGTTATGTTGGTCGTAGAGAAGTTGCTCGTCGTCAAGCTGCACGTGATGCAGCGGCTGCCAAGAAACCAGCTACGCCTAATTTTGCAGGGCCTACTGGATATTCCAGTGTGAACTATGCACCCAATATCAAAACTGGTATTAGTTTGCCTAAACCAACTGTTCCTAGTTTAACATCAACACCTGCAAAAGTTAAACCACTGGCAGCTACCACAAGCGGTGCAAATAAATTAAACAAGAATGAACTTGATTATATCAATCGTATCAATGCCAAGCTACCTGCAGACAAGGCAGTGGCCGAAACAGTCAAGCAAGTCAAACACATGCTGGAGTCTGTTACCACTCGCGACGATGTAGAAAAGATCAAAAAATACATTGACCGTCAATTTACCAAACATGGGTTGATCAACGAAGTAGCATTTGCACAACGAAATCACCTGATTGAACGTGTGGTGTATATTGGTGCTCAACGCCGCAGAGAACATGCTCGAATGAGCTAATCAAACACCCTTAGGACCGGTACTTGTTACCGTAAGTGTGGGGTGGCTTCTACCCTGGGGAAACAATTCGCTACTGCGTACCCTAAAACGAGCAACAACACATTGACTTCTCCTGGAGTAACAGTTATACTAACTGACTACTTTAGGAGATTTCTATGACACAACAAAAAACATTCAACGGCGATCAAAAGATCAAACTGATTCAAATCATCAACGAGGGCATGCAGGTCACTCAAGAAATTGAAACACTCACTGGTGGACTCAACGACACCATCAAGGCCATTGCGGAAGAACTTGAGATCAAGCCAGGTGTGTTGAAAAAAGCCATCAAGCTGGCACACAAAGCCGAATTTGGCAAGGCTAAACAGGATCACGAATTGCTGGAAACAATTCTTGAGACTGTGGGCAAAACATTATAAGTATTGCGGCAATACCGAGTCGCTCACGTCACGAGCATGTATCACGGCTTACCGGCCACAAACGGAGTTAAATGAGTTATATTGACGCACTTTATGATCGTGAACACGATCGAATTCACGTGGTAGAACGCCGCAACGGCAATCGAGTCTACCGAGAATATCCTGCCAACTACATCTTTTACTATGATGATGCCAGGGGCAAATTCCGCAGCATCTATGACACACCTGTGTCAAGATTCAGCACACGCAACAACAAAGAATTTCGCAAAGAAGTTCGCATGCACTCGGGCAAGCAACTGTACGAGTCAGATATCAATCCCATCTTTAGATGCCTGGAAGAAAACTACAAGGATCAAGACGCTCCTGAACTGTACACAGCGTTCTTTGACATTGAAGTGGACTTTGACAAGGAACGTGGCTTTAGTCCAGTTGAAGATCCGTTCAACCCAATCACTGCCATATCAGTTTATTTGAATTGGCTGGATCAGTTGGTCACACTGGCAGTTCCGCCCAAACACTTGAGTATGGCCACTGCTCAGGAAATGGTAGCTGAGTTTGACAACACATTCTTGTTTGAGCGAGAAGAGGACATGATCAAAATGTTCCTGGACTTGATTCAAGAAGCTGATGTACTGAGTGGCTGGAATTCAGAAGGCTATGACATTCCTTACACCATAAATCGTTGCACCAGGATTCTCAGCAAGGACGACACTCGCAAGTTTTGTTTGTGGGGACAACATCCCAAGAAGCGTATGTTTGAACGCTTTGGTGCAGAACAAGAAACATTTGACTTGGTAGGCCGTGTACACATGGACTATATGCAACTGTATCGCAAGTACACCTACGAGGAACGACACAGCTACAGCCTGGATGCCATTGCAGAATACGAACTAGGCGAGCGCAAGACACAGTTTGAAGGTACTCTGGATCAGCTGTACAATCAACACTTTAAAACATTTATAGAATACAACAGACAAGATACTGCACTGCTGGACAAGCTGGACAAGAAATTGCGTTTCTTGGAATTGGCCAGCGAACTGGCACATGCCAACACTGTGTTGTTGCAGACCACAATGGGTGCTGTGGCAGTGACTGAGCAGGCCATTATCAACGAAGCACATGAACGTGGCATGGTTGTTCCCAACCGCAAGCACAGAGACGACAGCATTGACAACCAAGCTGCTGGCGCATATGTTGCATACCCTCGAAAGGGCATGCACGAATGGGTGGGGTCAGTTGACATCAACAGCTTGTATCCCTCAGCGATTCGTGCCATGAACATGGGTCCAGAAACTGTTGTTGGACAGTTACGCCAGACCATGACTGACCATTATATCAAAGACAAGATGGCCAAGAATGGCGGCAAGTTTGCAGATGCCTGGGAGAACTTGTTTGGCAGTCTTGAGTATACCAGTGTAATGAACACTGAAGTAGGCACACAGATCACTATTGACTGGCAGGATGGTTCTGAAAGCACACACTCAGCAGCAGAAATCTGGAAGATTGTGTTTGACAGTCACCAGCCCTGGATTCTCAGCGCCAATGGCACTATTCTTACATATGAAAAGAAGGGTATTATCCCAGGTCTACTTGAGCGTTGGTATAGTGAACGCAAGGACATGCAGGCCAAGAAAAAAGCAGCAACTGATCCCAAAGACATTGCGTTCTGGGACAAGAGACAACTGGTCAAGAAGATCAACTTGAACAGCTTGTATGGTGCTATTTTGAATCCTGGCTGTAGATTCTTTGACAAGCGTATTGGACAATCAACTACGTTGACGGGTCGTGCAATTGCCAAGCACATGGATGCATACATCAACGAGTGTATCACTGGCAAATATGATCATGTGGGCGAGGCTGTTATCTACGGCGACACTGACTCGTGTTATTTTAGTGCATGGTCTGTGCTCAAGACCGAAGTAGAACAAGGTCGTATGGAATGGAGCAAGGAAACTTGTATTGCTTTGTATGACTCAATTGCAGACCAAGTGAACGAATCCTTTCCAGGCTTTATGGAACGTGCATTTCATTGTCCACGAGACATGGGCGAACTGATCAAGTGTGGTCGTGAGATGGTTGCAGATCGCAGTTTGTTTATTACCAAGAAACGATACGCTGTAAACATCATTGATCTCGAAGGCAAACGGCTGGATGTGAACGGCAAGATTGGCAAAACCAAAGCCACTGGACTGGATCTAAAACGCAGTGATACTCCCAAAGTTATTCAAGACTTTTTGTTGGAAATTCTAAATAAGATACTGAGTGGTGTGCAACGTGATGATGTGATTGAGCACATTCGCAAATTCAAATATGAATTTATGGAGCGACCTGGCTGGGAAAAAGGTTCACCCAAGCGTGTGAACAACTTGACCAAGTATGGTGCAGCTGAAAAAGAACAAGGCAAAGCCAACATGCCCGGTCATGTCAGAGCTGCTATGAACTGGAACAACATGCGACGAATGAACAGTGACAACTACAGCATGCAAATTGTAGATGGTATGAAGACCATTGTGTGCAAACTCAAGAACAATGCGCTGGGTTGGACGTCAATTGGCTATCCCACAGACGAGCAACGCCTGCCAGAATGGTTCAAAGAACTGCCATTTGATGACGGATTAATGGAAGCCACTGTGGTGGATCAGAAAATTGATAACTTGTTGGGTGTGCTGGAATGGGACCTGGCAGCAGCTACCAATACTGAAAATACATTTACTAGTTTATTTGCATTCGAATGATACTGAGCGAAGTTGTAAAGTATAAAAACTTGCTGGATAACATGAGCATGGATCCTGCGTGTGGCGCCGCGGTCAGGCACCTGGCAGGGATCATGCATGTCATCAGCGAACAATCAATTAGACTGGCCAACGTAAGCGAACATCTAGAACTAAACTTTAACAAAGTAAAAGATTCTATATCTGCATTCAACGACGACATTGTAGATTTAACTCGTAAGCTTCAAGCAATGATTGACACTTATGAACCAGCGCTGTATCAATTGAGTCAGCGTGTGTACGAAGAAGAAATGTGCTATGAACCCAATGACTACATTTTGAATCGAAGATTAACCATTGATCCAGAAAGCAACAATATCCTAAGAGCTAGACTCAAAGGGTACACTGACTGGAGACTGCCCGGAATGATCATTCGTCCTGGTAGAGAAAATTTTATTGAAGATCTAGTACCGTTAGATCCTTTGTACGTGGTGGATCACAACAATGAACTACTGGCACCTGCAATTGCAGCATTTACTCCCGAATACCAGCGACGCCTACGTCCTTACGAGGTGAATGACTATCGTGGCATGCCGGCCATGCATCAGCTGCCCGACAATCAGTTTGGCCTGGTATTTGCCTACAACTACTTCAACTACAAACCTATCAACATAGTGCAGTCGTATTTGCAGGAAGTGTTTGCCAAACTGCGGCCAGGCGGTGTATTTTTGTTTACCTACAACAACTGCAATCGCTGGCACGGAGTGGCGCTGGCCGAAAAAAGTTTTATGAGTTATGTGCCAGGACACAGACTGCGTATTATTGCAGAAAATATCGGTTATGAAATCACACACGATTACACCGGCGAAGGTGATATCAGTTGGATTGAACTTCGCAGACCTGGTCAAATTGTTTCACTACGAGGCGGCCAGAGTGTTGCCAAAATAATTGCAAACCCGCAATAAAACCTATATACTAACACACAAGGAGAATTTATGAGAGATTACTTATTGGACCTGGTCCAGCACACACATGATTTGGGTTGTATTGACCTGGTCAAAATTGTCGGTGACGACAAAACTACATCAATTTCAGGTCTTGCTGAAGACTTGAGCGTGGTGGTACAAGCAGAATTTAAAAATCCTGTTGCTGAGTTTATGGGCACATTTGGTATGCCAAACTTGACCAAACTCAAGACACTGCTGAATCTGCAAGAATATCGAGAAGAAGCCAAGCTCACAATTACCAAACGAGCCACTGGTGAACCTGATGGCATTGCATTTGAAAACAAAAACGGTGACTTCAAAAACAGCTATCGATTCATGGCCAGTGAAATTGTCAATGACAAGTTGAAAACTGCCAAGTTCAAAGGTGTCAACTGGCACATTGAGTTTGAGCCCAGTGTTGCCAGCATCATGCGGTTAAAAATGCAAATGAGTGCCAACGTTGAGGAGCCCAATTTTCAGGCCAAGGTTGAAAACGGTGATCTTAAGTTTTTCTTTGGCGATCATAGTACACATGCTGGAAACTTTGTGTTTCAAGCAGGAGTCACTGGCACACTTAAACGTGCATGGAGTTGGCCAGCCAACCAAGTAAGCAGCATCCTGGGGCTGACTGGTGACAAAATCATGCGCATCAGCGACGATGGTGCAGCACAGATCACTGTTGACTCTGGTGTTGCTGTTTACAACTATATTCTTCCTGCACAAAGCAAGTGATGACTGAGCATGTGCAAGACAATCTAACTGCCAAGCAAAATGACTATGCTGTGTTCTTGCCGGCTATCAGTGGTTTCTACGCCACGTTTGTGGGCAAGCAACGCAACGAGCACTATGTAGATCCGGCTCGTTTCCCAGCTGGACTTACCGACATGGAACAAATGAACTGGCTCAACAGTTCTAAAGCCTTGTTTCCATACAAATGGTCATTATACTCGGGCGGGCATGCTAACTTGGACTTGAACAAGCAGGATTGGTCAGAAGACATGGTGCGTAATCGGGAGCCTGGCACATTTATGCTAGGCGACTCAGGTGGCTTCCAGATTGCCAAGGGCTTGTGGGAAGGTGACTGGAAGGCCAATTCAGGTTGTGTCAAAGCACAAAAGAAACGAAGTTTAATCTTGAACTGGCTGGACAATGTAGCAGACTATGGAATGATCTTGGATATTCCAACCTGGGTAATCCATGACAAGAAAGCGTCAGCGGCTTGTCAAATCACCACACTACAAGAAGCAGTGGACGCTACCAAATTTAACAACGAATACTTCATGAAACATCGCAAGGGTGTTGCCAATGGTGGTGCCAAGTTCTTGAACGTGTTGCAAGGTGACAATCATACTTCAGCAGACCAGTGGTATGAAACCATGAAAGAATACTGCGATCCTGTCAAGTATCCAGACACTCACTTTGATGGCTGGAGTATGGGCGGCCAGAACATGTGCGATGTACACTTGGTGTTAAAACGCCTAGTAGCCTTGCGTTACGACAATTTACTTCAAGAGGGCAAGCATGATTGGATGCACTTCTTGGGAACCTCCAAACTGGAGTGGGCTGTTTTATTAACTGTAATCCAAAGGGCCGTAAGAAAATATGTCAATCCAAATTTCACAATCTCGTTTGACTGCGCCAGTCCGTTCCTTGCAACAGCAAACGGACAAGTCTACTTTGAAAACGTGTTTGAACACGATTCCAAATGGTCGTATCGCATGGCTCCTTCGGCCGACGACAAAAAATATTCCACAGACACACGCAAGTGGAGTGATGGAGTAGTAGCCGATGGAGTTTATCCACGTTGGGAAGATAGTCCATTGAGCCACCTGTTCAAGATGAAGGACATTTGCATCTACAAACCGGGTGACCTAAACAAAATTGGTAAAGAAGGTAAAACATCATGGGATTCATTCTCGTATGCCTTGCTCATGGGACATAATGTCTGGATGCATTTGACTGCTGTGCAAGAAGCCAACAGACGTTTTGATGCAGGATCTCGTCCTGCTATGATGCAACGTCAAGGTGGTGACTATGCCAAGTTTGAAGATATTGTGGAGGCAATCTTTGCAGCACCAGATCGGGCCGCTGCTGAGGCTATTATCGAAACCTACGACAGTTACTGGATGGAGATTGTGGGCACACGAGGTTTCAAAGGCAAAAAAGCCAAGAATGCTCGCACACAGTTCAACGTATTATTTGATTTAGAGCAAACCAATGTTGACGATAGTGAGGAAGATAGTGTACAATTGAATGAAGCAGCACTAGATCAACTTGAAAACGAGCAGGCAAAATGATTAGACAAGGACATGACGAATCAGTAAAGTTCTTTACAGGCACGGAAGTAGAACATACTCCGGCATTGGGAAAGAAAACTCTGTTCGTGGTAGGCGTGCAAACAGAGGATGATATTGCTGCTCACTTGCAGGGTTGCGAGCACATCTACTTTGGTGCCAATCAGAGTTTTCCCAACTATGACACCAATGCTCGTGGTTGGCTAGACTGGGAGAACATGATTGGACCATTCCTAGACCGAGATTATCTGTGTACCCTAGACATAGATGTTCAATGCATAGAAGGCTTGCTAGAAAGCGGATTCACTGAACATCACAACTTTATTCCCATGATATCGGTCAAGCTGCCTTACATACGTCAGCTGGGCTACAATGCCACACTCAAACTGGACGACAAAGACTTTGCTGCTACCAATCCCGGTGTTTGGTGTCACAGTGTACACAAATTACAAAGTCGCACAGCATTCACTGACTGGTCTAAATATACCAAGGACGAAACATTATGAACCAACAACAAAGATCAACTGTAGATAGAATCATGACCGTGGCAGAACGCAAGATCTGGGTCACATTTTGCAAAGAAGGAATTCATTGCTATCCTGCTGCTGCCACAGACCCCGCACTGGCCACAGGTGATGAGTACGATGTGAGTTTTTTAGGAACACCACATCGCCATATCTTTCACTTTAGAGTGTGGATTGATGTGGTACACAATGATCGAGACATTGAATTCATTCAATTCAAACGCTGGTTGGAAAATCTCTACAAGGATGGAATCCTACAACTAGACTATAAATCTTGCGAGATGATGGCAGACGATCTGTACATTCAAATTGCAACAAAGTATCCTGATCGTGTGGTCTGGATTGAGGTATCCGAAGATGGTGAAAACGGAGCCTTGATAAAATATCAAACTCACCGCCCTGTGCAATCTCTTGCAATTTAAGGAAAAACAAATGGCCAAGCCAATTATCAAACCCAATCAACGTCTTACAGAAATCTTTGAGGATCTCGAAGTATATCTGGAGTTCTGTCAGGACTTTGGATACCGCTACAATGAAGCGGATCTCTACAACTTCAAGAGCTATGCCTGGCAACAGTTCAGCAAGCATGCTCAAGGCAAGAATGCCAAGAACATGTGGTGGGAAGACGCTCGTCGACTTGCAGGATTTCGTCCAGCATGAGTGCCGCTCGAGAAAAAGATCAAGCAGACTTTGATCTCGAGCGATTTGTTGACATGTTCGACGAAGCCTTGACCAGTCAAGATCCGCGTGTGATGGATTCATTACGCAGTCTCATGATGATGGTGACGCTGACTCGTCCTGAGATCAAAACAGAACACAGTCGCAATCACGGACCTCTGAGAAGATTGTTCGAAGATATGAACCATCTAAATAGTCGACTGCATCGCATGGAAGAAAAAGTCAATGCCATGAGTCGATCTAGTGATTCGGCTGAAAAATATGCATACACACAATACCCCAACGAAAAGTATGTCATGACTGCTTCACAAGCTATGGCCACGCAAATAGATCAAGATGTATTGAACCGAGTACAAGGACTAAAATGAGAAAACTATACTACATGGGGCTTGAATCTTATGAAGCCCGCTACACACTGCAACTGACAGAATGGAATCGACGTGTGTTTGATCGTCGCGGCCTTGATGTGGTATATGTGCCTGGCGAAACCTTAGACAACAGCCAAAAGATCGTGGTTGGACAGGTGCTGGATGCACATGGTCGCAGCTACTTTGGCATGAGCCAGTTGATGAATCTGGTTCGTCTGATGCAACAAGGAGAAATCACCCATGAAGATGTTATCTACTTTGAAGACATGTTTCAGCCAGGCATTGAATCGCTGCCGTACATACTCAATCAAGTTCCTGAGAACCTGCGTCCTCGTATTTTTGTTCGCTGTCTTGCTCAGTCTATCGATCCCGATGACTTTGTTCATGTCTGGGGGATGGCTAAGTGGATGGGTCTCTATGAGAAAATGGTGTGTGAAATGGTTCGGGATAGCGGTGGAGCAGTTCTTGCAACTAATGAAGAAATGGTCATGCACATGAGAGTGGCTGGATGGGATGTGCCTATCTACAACATCTCAGGTCTTGCATTTGGCAAAGCAGAAGTGCTGGAACGCATTGGCGGTATCGAAAACGTCCGACCATTTCAAGATCGCCCACGTCGTGTGGGTTTTGCAGCCCGCTTTGATCAAGAGAAGCAGCCCGGCTTCTTCATGGATCTGATTGAGATGTATGGTGAACTTACTAACGAGCCTTGTGAGTTTGCTATCTACTCCGGCGGTGCATTGCGCAGCAACAATCCTGAATTTGTGACCCGTGCTAGACGAATGGAAGCAGCCGGTAAATTAAAAATCTACGACAACATCACAAAAAATGATTACTATTCTCACCTTAATGATACTCGTGTGCTGTTTAATTGCGCCCTGCAAGATTGGGTTTCCAACACAGTCAGTGAAGCAGATACTCTTGGCTGTAATGTTCTATACCCTGCTTATAGGTCTTTCCCTGAAACTTTTTCTAATGACCCTAACAGGCTCTATGTTCCTTGGAGCATAGATGATGCTTATCACAAGATGCAGAACTTGTTGCGTGAACCACATCACAACATGGGCTTGATCAGTAACTGGAACAACGGCACAGTTGATCGCGTAATCGATATCATTGAGGGCAAGGGCGAACAATGGAATCGTGCTGGCAATCGATATCGTGATCATGTGGCACAAGACAAATATCATGTGAGAAAGATTGAATCATGAGCACTGTTGTAGTCACTGGCGCCGCTGGCTACATTGGTGGTGAAATTGCTCTGTTGTTGAAAGATGCTGGACACACTGTGGTTGGCATTGATCGTAGACCCTTGCCAAGTCATCTTGAAGACGTCATGGATTTTGTGCAAGCAGACTTTGACAGCGACGAATCTTATCGCAAGTTAATTTCCGTGCGGCCCACAGCCATTGTACACTGTGCAGGCACCAGCTTAGTTGGCCCCAGCATTTTGAACCCTAGCGATTACTACAACAACAACGTGGTCAAGACTCTGAATCTTCTGAACATTGTTATGTCTGCAATGCCACAAACTAGATTTATCTTTAGTAGTAGTGCAGCAGTGTATGGCGAACCCGTCATGACTCCGTGCCACGAAGTTGATCCCAAAGAGCCTATCAGCCCCTATGGTGAAAGCAAACTGATGGTAGAACAGATCCTGGCTAGCTATCATCGTGCATATGGTCTGGACTATGTGGCATTTCGTTACTTCAATGCTTGCGGTGCAGACAGTCAAGGTCGTCATGGACAAGAGCCTGGCGCAACACACATTATTGCTCGAGTGCTAGAATGTTTGCGAGACGATGCTGAGTTTACACTAAACGGCACTAACTATCCCACGCCAGATGGCACTTGCATTCGCGACTATGTGCATGTGGAAGATATTGCTCGAGCTCATGTGTTTGCACTGGACCGTATTGTGCCTGCTGGTGTATACAATCTGGGTTCTGGTTCAGGCATCAGCAATCAAGAAATCATTGCTGCGGCAGAGCGTATTGCCGGCAAAGAACTAAAAATTGTGTCAGGTAAACAACGTGATGGCGATCCGCCATTGTTGACCGCCAGTGCAGGCAAGTTCGATTCAGTAGTAGATCAGTGGAAACAACATGATCTTAATGCTATGATCCGCCATGCCTGGGCCTGGTATGTTTGATAAGATTCTAAAGTTTGAACATGCGCTGGCAGAGTTCACTGGCGCACCTTATGTGATCATGACTGATTGCTGCACACATGCCATTGAACTTTGTCTACGCCATGATCGAGTACGAAGCTGTAGCTTTACTGCATTTACCTATCTGAGTGTGGCCATGACCATGCACAAGCTGGGCATCAAATACAGCTTGGAAAATGAAGACTGGACTGGTGAGTATCACATTCATGACACTCGAATCTGGGACAGCGCTCGACGACTGGAAAAGAACATGTATCGACCTGGTGCCATGCAGTGTCTGAGTTTTGGCCACGGCAAACCTCTGCACATTGGCCGAGGTGGTGCTATCTTGTTGGATGACCCAGCCGCATACAAGACCATGATCCGTCAACGCTATGATGGTCGCGATCTTGATATCACACCCTGGCAAACACAACACACATTTCAAGTTGGCTACCACTACAAGCCCACACCCGAAGAAGCTGTTCAGGGTCTCGAACTGTTAAAAGGTATCAAAGAAACCAATCCTGATCCTGTGCATGTTGTGTATCCAGATTTAAGAAACATTACCATAGTAGATTGACTTCACGGTCTAAATACTATACAATTAACAAAACGCAATCCACTGCGTCAACATCGGAGAAATATAATTGACAAAAGAATTTGTACCAGAAAAACTGCTGCACAGCACAGACGAATTTGTGCCAGATACACTACTACATCCTGTAGCCGAATCAAAAACACATAACAATATCATTGCAGGTGCAGAGCAACAAGGCGATGACGATAAAGATTACAAAGAAGCATACCTAGGTGATCATCTTCGCTTCAAGATGAAACGTGAAGGCAAGCGTTTCTGGGCAGGTGACAACATCAGTGATTACCTAAACGAAGGCGATGTGGAACGACTCATTGACGAAGCAACACCAGCATTTGAACAAGTGCTGGATCGACTGCTCATTGATCGTGACGACGATCCCAACTCCAAAGGCACAGCTCGTCGACTGGCCAAAATGTATTTCAACGAAGTAATGGCAGGTAGATATGAATCAGCACCAGATGCAACAGCTTTTCCAAACGACAGCGCCGACCGCTACGAAGGTATGCTTGTGGTACGTAGTGAGCTACGAAGTATGTGTTCTCATCATCACCAGCCTGTATCTGGGGTTGCCTACATCGGTATCATTGCCGCTAATAAACTTATTGGTCTCAGCAAGTATACCAGAATAGCTCAGTGGTGTGCTAGACGTGGCACACTTCAAGAAGAACTGTGTAATGACATTGCCCGAGAGATTAGCCGGGCCACTGATTCTGACAACGTGGCTGTGTACATACAGGCCACACATGGCTGCTGTGAGAATCGCGGCATCATGGCACATTCGAGTCTAACACAGACCACAGTGCTCAAAGGCGCATTCAAGGAAGACCAAGGTGTCAAGAAAGAATTCTTTGACAATATCAAACTACAACAGGACTTTGCACCACGATGACTGATTTAGAACAAGCAATGCAGGACAAAATTGCTCCCTGGAACTTGGAAGTCTCTGAGTTAACAGATTTTCATGTGGCTGTGTTTCAGGATCGATATCCGGTGACTCATGGTCACTTGTTGTTTGTGCCCAGATACAATACTGTGGGAGTGATCCGGGATTGTTTTGAATCTGCCATGGCCGAAGGCAACCGAATGGTCGCAGCCGGCGAATGTGATGCATTCAACGTGGGCATGAACTCAGGCGCCGCTGCTGGTCAAACTGTGATGTATCCGCATGTGCATTTGATCCCCAGACGCACAGGCGACTGTACAGATCCTGTGGGCGGTGTGCGTGGTGTTATTGCAGGCCAGGCCAACTACAAACAACCCGGCTATCAACAGCCGTCATAAGTAATGATCAAGCGGTCTTGGTGTCATTCCCGCTTTACAAACTCTGCCACCTATGCTATAATCACATAGGAGAAAAACATGGCAAACTCATCAGCCGGCGACTTGATTCGTCACTTGGAAGAAAACTTACAAAACACTAGACCAGTGAACTATAGGTACACCAGCACCAAAGAGTATCACGACTCTTTTCCCTGTGCTTATCGTCAATGGCGTGCCGACAGTCACTGTAATCTAATACACGGCTACAGCTTCAACATGAAGTTTTACTTTGGCACCAATGATCTGGATGCTCGCAACTGGGCTGCTGACTATGGCGGTCTCAAAGAACTCAAAGGTATATTAGAAAGTCAATTTGATCACACCTTGCTGGTGGCCGAAGACGATCCTGAACTGGACTTTTACAAAGAGATGGAACGGCGCAAGTTGGCCAAACTGACCATCCTACCCAAACTGGGCTGTGAAGGTCTAGCTGATCAGCTGTACAAGTATGTGAATGGTGTTTACATTCCTGACATGTGGGGGCAAGCTGAATCCAAACGCCTGTGGTGCTACCGTGTGGAAGTTCGCGAGACACAAAGCAACATGGCGTTTCGTGAAGGACATCGTGAGTGGAATGAAGATTTATTTGAATAAGAGGACATGATGGATTTCAAGTATGATATTGCAATGCTGCTGGCCACCAGGAGCAGAACAGAAAGCCTAGGTCGTAGTATTCGTAGCCTGGTTGAGCAAGCTGAAAATATTGAACGAGTGCAACTTATGTTTGCATTTGATCGAGATGATGAACTTGGTACTGAGTACTTTGCAACTGATCTGCAACCTTGGTTGGATGCAAGAAATATTGCATACACTGCAATGAAGTTTGATCGCATGGGCTATATTGGTCTGCACAAATACAACAACGCCATGGCAGCACAGACCAATGCCAAGTGGTTGTGTATTTGGAATGATGATGCTGTGATGGAAACAGCAGCTTGGGATTCAGTTATCATGAGCTACGATAATCAGTTCAAGCTACTGAGCTATCGTACTCACAATCTACATCCATACAGCATTTTTCCTATTGTGCCGCGAAAATGGTATGATCTACTAGGCTACATCAGTCCACATCCCACACAAGATGGCTGGGTAAGTCAACAGGCATACATGCTGGATATCTACGAGCGTATTGCTGTGGATGTGCTGCACGACAGATATGATCTAACAGGCAACAACAACGACGAAACATTCCAGAATCGTCCCATGCTTGAAGGCAAACCTGATGATCCTAGAGATTTTCACAGCAAACAAATGTTGGAATTGCGACACCGGGACTCGGCTAAACTGGCTACATACATGCGGTCCATTGGGATGAGCACAGTGTTCTTTGAAAATATTTTCAAAGGCACACAAGATCCCTGGGAAAAGCTGGCCAAAAACGACGTTAACAATCTTATGGTTCAGTTTGCCAATCCGCATAGTAAATAATCAATGACACACAAAATTGCCTGGGTACAACCCAATTTCCAACAAGGTCCCAAAGAACTCAATGCTCATTACTTGCCATATTCAGCAGGTGTGATATGGAGTTATGCCATTACAGACCCCGAGATCAAACAAAACTTTGAACTCACTGAGTGGGTGTGGCGTAGAGATGAAGTTGAACCTGTTGTACAACGATTAGCCCAAAATGATATTGTGGCGTTTAGCACCTATGTATGGAATCACAATTACAATTATGAGCTTGCCCGACGAATCAAAGAGATCAACCCTGATATATTAACAGTGTTTGGCGGCCCTGAACCTGCTATCACTGACCCTGATCTGTTTCGTAAAAATCCTTTCATGGATGTGGTGATCACATTTGAAGGTGAGATAACTTTTCGTAAATTACTGCAAGCCTACGAAAGTCGTAGCTTTGCACACATTCCCGGACTGCTGCTAAATCAAGATGGCGAGGCCGTAAACACTGGCGAAGCCAAACGCATTGAAAGTCTTGAAGAAGTGGTCAGCCCATACCTAGCCGGAGTGTTTGATCAGTTGATCGAAGACAACCCTGGCATCATGTGGCAGGGCACACTAGAGACTAGTCGCGGTTGCCCGTTTGCTTGCACATTCTGTGACTGGGGCAGCTTGACCTATAACAAAGTCAAGAAGTTTGAACTGGAGCGTGTGTTTGAAGAACTGGAATGGATGGCCAAGCGTAACTTTGACTTTATCTCTATCACTGACGCCAACTTTGGCATGTTTGCTGAACGCGACAGCTTAATTGCAGACAAGATCATTGAGTGTCAAGAAAAGTACGGATCACCAAGAACATTCAGTGTGGCCTGGGCCAAGAATCAAAAGAAGGAAGTAGTAGACATTGTCAAAAAACTTCTGGATGCACGTGGTTTCAACCAAGGTCTTACACTCAGCGTACAAAGTCTGGATCTTGATGTGCTGGAAAACATTCGTCGCAAAAACATGGAAATGAACAAGCTCAACGAAGTGTTTGAATTGTGTGAACAACGCAACATTCCCACATACACAGAACTGATTCTGGGCCTGCCAGGCGAAAGTCTTGAGTCTTGGAAAAAGAACTTCTGGACCTTGTTTGAAATGGGCAACCATACTGGTCTCACAGTGTTTCAAGCACAGTTGCTGGAAAATGCTGAAATGAATCTGCTGCAAAAGAAACTGTTCAAGATCTCCAGTCAGCCGGTAACCGACTACTTTTCGGGCAGCTACAGCAATGAGCATGTGGAAGAAAGCATTGATATCATTACCGGTACCAAAGACATGCCGTTTGACATCATGCTGGATGCACATGTGTTTAGTTGGTTTATCAACACATTCCACATCAATGGTGTCAGCACACTGTTGAGCCGTTTGATGTTCAAGTACAGCAAAGTGCCTTACAGTGAGTTCTACGATGAACTGTTTGAATTCATGCAACAGGATGAGTGGCTGCATCGTGAGCAAGAAGAAGTTCGCGAATACTATCGCAGTTGGATGACCACGGGCAAAATCAATCATCCCAACATTGGTATTGAAATACACGGGTGGAACCTGATCCACAGAACCATACTAAACATGCATGTGGAAAAACAATACAACGGAATTTTTGACATGCTGGAAAGGTTCATGGCACGATATAATTTGCCTGTGGATCTGTTAAACAGCATCATGAGATTCCAACGTAGATATCTAGTGGCATATGATGCCATGAACACATATCCTGAGAATCTTGAGCTAGATTACAATATCTGGGAATACCTCAGTTTTGATCATGACCTGGTACATGCACCTACTACCTATCAACTGGAGTTTCCAGAAGACAAGACCATGAGCTTTCCCAAGTTCCTGGAACTGTTTTATTTTGCACGGCGACGAAACTTTGGCAAAGCCATGGTAGAACGAATTGGTCAAGACTCAAATGGAGCACGGCGTGGCGACGGTGCTAGTCGGGCCAAAATCACAGTAGAATGACCCGACTGTTTGCATTTGGTTGTAGTTTTACCAACTATCGCTGGAGCACGTGGGCAGACTGTTTGGCACCAGAATTTGATAGTTTTGAGAACTGGGGACAGAGCGGGGCAGGCAACGAATTCATATTTAACAGCGTAATGGAGGCCGATCAGCGCCAGCAATTTGAGCCGCAAGATACTGTGATAGTGTGCTGGACCACTGCCACCCGAGAAGACAGATATGTCAATGAACGTTGGCACACACTGGGAAATATGTTTAGTTGCCCGATATATAACAAAGACTACCTTGCCACACACATTGATGAGCGAGGACTACTAATAAAAACCCTAGCTTACATCAAGGCAGTAAAAACATTGTTGGAAAAACGACAAGTGCAATGGAAGTTTTTATCCATGGATCATTTTGATTCTCTAAATATCTATCAAGATGTAGTTGATTGTATTTTGCCTAGTTATCGAACTGTGCTGTTCAAAGACGGATGGCCCAACAGAAACGGTGACCCTCATCCTAGTCCTGCAGAGCATTTGGCCTATTTGGATAAAGTGTTGCCGGGCTGGGTGACAACACAATCTACTCGTGTTATAATGCAACAAGAAAGTATCAATCTAAATAAAGATCCCCGCAAGTCGGGAATGACAAAGGTAACAAGACTATGAAACTTAAAATTAGCGAACTATTTTATTCTGCACAAGGTGAAGGCCGTTATATTGGTGTACCCAGTGTGTTCTTGAGAACATTCGGATGCAACTTTACCTGTTCAGGATTTGGATGCAAACCCGGCGAGGTCAGCAAAGAGGCTGATGAGGTTGCAAAAACAGTTGAACTGTACAAGACATTTGAAGAACTTCCGCTGGTGAGCACAGGCTGCGATAGCTATGCCAGTTGGCATCCAGACTTCAAACATCTAAGTCCCACATTCACTCCTGAGCAATTGGTAGAAAAAATGGCTGCACTGCTACCAAACGGCAACTGGCAACAGCCCAATGGCAATCCGGTCCACTTGGTTATCACTGGTGGTGAACCATTGCTGGGTTGGCAACGTGCTTATCCAGAACTACTGGACCTGTTGCACGAACGTGGACTACGGCACATCACATTTGAAACCAATGGCACCCAAGATCTCACTAGAGACTTCAGAAACTATCTTGCAAACTGGCACGGCGAAATTACATTTAGTGTAAGTCCCAAGCTATCGGTGTCAGGCGAAACCTGGGCAGATGCCATCAAGCCCAACATTGTGCTTGATTACGAAACTCACGGAGTCACATACTTGAAGTTTGTGGTTGAAAAAGTCACAGACTTTGACGAACTAGATCGTGCGGTTGACGAATATCGCCTGGCAGGATTTGCTGGTCCTGTGTTTGTGATGCCAGTAGGCGGTGTTGTTAGTGTGTATGATGGCAACAGAATTCATGTTGCCGACGAAGCACTCAAACGAGGTTACTGGTATAGTCCACGGCTGCATGTGGACTTGTGGGGAAATGGTTGGGGGAAATAACATGTTTGATTGGTTCAAGAAAAAAGCAAAAGCCAATGTTAGGCCACTGGATTCGGTGCCATGGGGAGACGAAACTCCTGTGCCTAAGGTCAAAGCAGCCAAGTTCAAAGAACCTGACAAAACAGCCAAACAGCTGGCCACAGAAAAAGGTGAGCCTTACATTGCCGTGCTGGGCATTGATGTAGATCCCAACAATCTGCACCAAGGTGCATTTGAATTAGACTGGAATGAGATCTTTGTGAATAGATTGATCAAGGCCGGATACATGCTCAAAAAAGATGATCCAGATTCTGAAATTGTGGACCGGTGGTTTCAAAATGTTTGCAGGCATGTGGTCATGGAAACTTGGGAACAAGAACAAGCCATTATCAAGGGTGCAGGGCAGTATGTAAACACTCGAGACATTGGCAACGGACGCAGCGAAGTATCATGATTTTCAATCACATCAAACAGCTCAAGGCCGACGGCAAAAAGATTGGCATTACCTTCTCCACCTTTGACATGCTGCATGCAGGCCACATTGCCATGCTATCAGAAGCCAAGAACCACTGTGACTATCTCATATGCGGATTACAAACTGATCCCACAATTGACAGACCCAATACCAAGAACAAACCCATACAAAGCATTGTAGAACGACAGATACAATTAGCCGCTTGTCGATATGTTGATGAAGTTGTGGTCTATCAAACCGAACAAGATCTTGTTGACCTCTTGCTAATACTACCACTGGATGTTCGTGTGCTTGGTGTGGAATATCAAGATAAAGAATTTAGTGGCCAACACGAATGCTATCAACGTGACATTGAACTAGTGTTCAATGGAAGAGATCACAGCTTTTCAAGTTCAAGTCTTCGCAAACGTGTGGTAGCTGCCGAAACTGAAAAAACATTACTGGCAAAATGATCTTGTATGTGAATGGTGATAGCCATGCGGCCGCAGCAGAGTGTGTGAATTCTCATGCCTGGGCTCTTGACGACGAAGTGTTCTGGGGACTAGGGCAACAACCGCATCCTGACAACGAACGAGCCAGCTTTGGTTGCGAACTTGCCAACTGGCTATATGCGGTGCTTTACCTAGACGCACAGGCAGGTTGCAGCAACGCTCGCATCATGCGTACCACGCGAGAGTGGATTGCTGCCAATCCTGATGCTGTTCAAGACTGCTTTATGGTAATACAGTGGACTACCTGGGAGCGACAAGAGTGGTGGCACAACGGCAAAGATTATCAAGTCAACGCCAGTGGCATTGATCACGTGCCACCAGAACTGCAAGATCGATACCGTCAATTTGTGCTGGATATAGACTGGCATCAGTGTCGTCAACAAGCACATGACGAAATTTGGGCATTTCATAACGAACTCAAACAGGCTGGAATCCGGCATGTGATGTTCAACGGCAATAACCATTTTGAAGATTTGTCCACACATTACGATTGGGGCACAAGTTACATTGACCCTTACAATGCAACAAAAACGTACGATTTTGTACTAAGACAACAAGGGTTTGTCACAGTTAGACCAGATAGTTGGCATTTTGGGCCTGAAGCTCATTGCTTTTGGGGCGAATATCTGTTACAATACATTAAACACCACCAACTACTAGGCACCAATGAAATACCTGCTAATCGACACGTCTAACATGTTCTTTCGTGCTCGGCATCAAGCACACCGAGCAGCAGACACCTGGACCAAGCTGGGCTTTGCACTGCACTTGACTATCATGAGTGCAAACAAGGTAGCACGTGATCTTGGATGCGACCATGTGGTATTTGCACTGGAAGGTCGCAGCTGGCGCAAAGATCACTACAAGCCCTACAAGGCCAATCGTGCTGAAGCCCGTGGTGCCATGACCGAGACCGAAGCAGACGAAGACAAACTGTTCTGGGAGACCTATGATGAGCTGACCAAGTATTTGTCTACTCGAACAAACTGTAGCGTGATTCGTTGTGCCACTGCTGAAGCAGATGATGTCATTGCAAGATGGATAGCCTTGCACCCACAAGATCAACACACCATTGTCAGCACAGATTCAGATTTTGTGCAGTTGGTGGCACCTAATGTGCAGCTTTACAACGGTGTAAATGATCACTTGTTCAGTGTGGATGGTGTTCGTGATGGCAAGGGCAAGAGCTTGAGTTTTGAAATCAAAAGCAACAGCAAGATCAAAGTGAACAAGCATGATCCTAAATTTGTACTGCCCAAAGACTATCAAAAGTGGGTGCTGTTTTTGAAATGCATGCGTGGCGATCCTGGAGACAATGTGTTCAGTGCATATCCTGGTGTGCGTATCAAGGGCACCAAAAAGGCAGTGGGACTCACCGAAGCATTTGAAGATAGAAACAAAAAAGGCTACGCCTGGAACAATCTCATGCTGCAACGGTGGACCGACCACAATAAAAAAGAGCTGCGGGTATTGGATGAATACGAACGCAACTGTACCTTGATTGATCTCACTGCACAACCGCAAGAGATCAAGGACGTGGTAGATGCTGCTATTCGAGAACAAATAAGCCACAAGGACGTGGGCATGGTTGGTGCGCAGTTCTTGAAATTTTGTGGCAAGTACGAACTGACCAAACTCAGCGATCATGCTGACGCGGTTGGTCGTTGGATGAATCAGACATACCAAGGAACTCTGAATGATATTAGCTAAACCAGTGATTGCAGATCGCTACTGGATCTTGAAAAAAGACAACCACAAGGTTGGTGAAATTGAAGTAGACAACAACGGTGTGGTTGTAAAAATACAAAACACCGTAAAACGCTACACCACTATCAAGATGCTGGGCAGAGAGTCAGGCATTGAGTTTGCTCCGGTTGAGACCAGTACAGTGGTTCACGGCAATCAGGCCTACGGCTACGATACTGGCACCCCGGTATTCAATGTGCTGTGGGATGTCAAACACAAACTACCGTTGTTTACCAAAGAAGACAAAAGCAAGTCTTGGTTTGCAGCCGGATGGTATCGCGTGAAACAACACCGTACATGGAAAACCGTTCAGAATCCCAAACTCATTACCTTGCAACGCTACACATACCAAGGTCCGTTTCACAGCAAAGAAGAAGCAAAATGACCAATCCATTCAGGGACCAAGAAAAGTTTATGCGAGCATGTGATCAGAAAACTGATGCGTATGCAATTTCTCAGTACAAGATGTATTTGAATCTAATAGACGAAGAGCATGCTGAACTCAAACAAGCAATTGCAGACGATGACATGACTGAACAGTTAGATGCCTTGATTGATATCCTGGTGGTCACAATTGGTGCTATTCACAGTGCTGGCTTTGACGGTGAAGGCGCCTGGAAAGAAGTTATGAGCACAAACTTTGCCAAGATTGATCGAGAAACCGGCAAGGTGCGCAAGCGTGAAGACGGCAAGGTACTCAAGCCAGTGGGCTGGAAGTCTCCGGAGTTGAGCGGTTTTTTAAAGAAATAATATACCATGCGACTGGTCCATGATGAATACAACGACTGCTGGGTTTGGGTTGAAGATCACAATGAAGATCTAGAACTCAGTCCGCATTTTGACTACGAAGAAGACGCAATTCAGTGGCGTGATCGAATGAGACAAGAACCAAGCCATGTCAAAAACTCGTGAACAAATTATAACCAGCATGTGCCTTACCTGGCGACATGACTACGGACTAGATCGCCAAGAACATGATGGGCCCGGCGGCTTGATCTCTGCTGGACTAACTGAGCAGGAGCGCAAAGCACTGTGGCAACAAATGGCACAAATTTTTGATAACGATATTGCACCCAACATGACTATAAAGAAACCCGTACCGTACGCACACGATTCCTCTAGAACAGACTGGATTGAACCATGAGCCTGCACATCAATCGCTTTGTTGACAATATCAAGGCACACGAAAGTCGTGGACAAAAAGACTTTATAATGAGCATGCGTGATGCCAAAGATCTACACAGTGACATTACCAAACTGCTGATAACTTTGGAGCAGTTGCACAACAAAAGTGCTCCACAAAAAGACGAAGTGATAACCATAGAACTCACAGGCGGTGGTTTTAAAAGTACCTAGTTTATGTGATAAATAAACGTATGAGCAGACCCAAACCTCAAGTGTTGATTGAGAACACAAACAAGCAGACCTACAAAACTGAGCAGGTGCTGGCCAGCGAGGGTGTATGGGCAGTGTTTTACGATTCGAAGCCTATCAACTTGAAAACTTCAAACATGCTGACACAGTATCCTGGTCCCAAGTATAAAAAAGTATCTTTTTCAAATCCAGGCCATGCCATCAATCTGGCTCGCAAACTCAATACACAATTCAAAACAGACAAGTTCTCTGTGGTATTGCTGACACAGGGAGCCCAAGTGTTCCCCAATGCTGTCTAAACTAGATTATACCAAACACACGCTGTCGCTGTTGCCCGGCGATTATGGCTTGAATTTGGAAATAGCTTTGAAAGATTGGTGGCAAGATATTCGCCCCGTTGGTGGCCTACGTCTGAGTTTGGAAGGTTATCAAGTGTTCAAACAACTGGGTATCGAAAGCTACGAGTTTGATATACCACCTGGTACTACTGCACATGCTGGGCACTTGGTTGCACTGAACAAACATTTGACTCATCCATATTTTATACAACTGGGCAAAAAGCCTCGCCTGGTATTTTTTGACGGTCAAGAAGCCAGCATGTTTGCACTGTATGGGGACATTGTTAAGTTTACCCGGGGCCTAAATAGAGGTTGACCAAAAATCCCAGATCGCTTATACTGTAATTGTAGTAGTTAGTGACCCAGGCAAAAGGAGCTCAAAATGGCAGAAGTCAAACTTTCCACACTGTACAAAGTCACAGTGACAGAATATGACTGTGGTGTGCAACGAGTTGATCCCGAAGACACCAGGTATTTCACCACCCTTGAAGAAGCAGAAGCCTACAAATATCGCCAAGATTGCGGCGGCCCTGAGTGCTACTGGCGTGCTAGCATTGAAAAAGTTGCATAACAGCAACACTTTTTGGGGTAAAAAGTAGTAATTTTGTAGTACTACTTTTCATGTGCAAAAACGGTTGACCAAAAACGCAAGATCGGTTATAATATACACATGAACACAAAAACACTAGCCCGTAAAAAGCGCACCGATCGTACTCATGTGATTTACATGATTGAGTCTGGCGCTGATTTTTACATCGGTGTTACTGCCAAAACCGAAAGCACTGTGAAGAAATCAGTGATTACTCGTTGCCGCAAGCACTTTTACCGCATGCGCTCTGAAGACAAGAGCTGGATGCTGTACGAGACCATGCGTGAGCGTGGTGTTGGTGAATTCACTGTGCGTGTTCTGTCTGTGGTGCGCGGCAAGACCGAAGCCCACAATTTAGAGCGTGGTTTGATCCGCGATATGAAACCCAACCTGAATACCGACACAAGAGGAGTTTGATATGAGCATGCTTAGAGGAGGCAAGACCGGTACCGCACCCGGACTCCTGCAGGACGATTCAAGGGCTCTGTTCCGCTGGTTTGCCAGCAGAATGGATAGCCGTTGGACGCTTCGTAGGGTCTTGACAGGTCTGTAAAACTGTGTTATAATACATCATCACAACAAGGAATCATCATGAAACAAATTATCACTATTCTTGGCTCAATTATGTTTGGTATTGCGGGTCTACTGCTACTGAGCTTCTTGCTGAGTTTGCCTGTGTATCTGCTATGGAACGGTTGCTTGGTTAGCGCTGTTGCAGGTGTCTCTGAAGTGACCTGGTTGCAGGCCTGGGGGCTGACTGTGTTGTGCGGCTTCTTGTTTAAAACCTCCACACATACATCAAGCAAATAATCAAAAGGAATCATCATGGCCGGCAAAGCAAAATCGATTTACTTGACAATCAGCCCCAAGGGCACATTTACCTCTGTGTTTAAAAAAATGTTCTTTGAAGCCAAGAGCTACAACGAATATGTCAAGAGCGAAGAGTTCAAAAAACAGTGGCCTGCTGATCAGTTTGACATTGTAAAAGAAACATACTGATGTACATTGCCAACCACAACAACACCATACAGTTGCCTTGGGAACCGGGCCTGCTAGAATGGTTGCAGGAGACTTATCCTTATTCCAGGTACAAGATTGTGACAATGTGATTTCAAAAAAAACTGCCAGTGGATAAACATTGTTATATACACATACAAGGATACAACATGAATGATATTGACCAAAAAGTAATTGCAATTATTGCCAAAGAGCTTAATCTTAAAAAACTACCGTCACCAACAGACGAACTAGCAAAATTTAATGCTGACAGTCTAGATCGTGCTGAAATTATTTTTAGCTTAGAAGAAGAGTTTGATATCACGCTTAATATTCCAGACAAAGAAACTGCACGTAAAATTTTTACAACAGTGCAGGGTGTCATCGACATGATTACCGAGCAAATGGCAGAGCACAAAGGTTGACATGGAATTTTTACCTGTACTGGAACTGATTGATCGACTGTGCATTGCTCGTATCAAATACGAGCGCACTAAAGGTGCCAACCAGGATGAACTGGATTGGTATGAAGACAAATACAGCCAGCTGGTCAAGACTTTGACCGCAGACCAACGTGAGACTCTGGATCACAACATCCAAGAGATCACTGTGATCCATAACCGGATCTGGGATCTGGAGTGGCAGCTTAAATCCGGTGTGGAGCACCTGTTGCCCCTGGACGAGATCGGTCGCAGAGCCATTGCCATCCGCGACTGGAACAATCGACGCATTACCTACAAGAACTCCATTGCCGAGTTGTTCAGTCTCAAAATGCGCGAGATCAAAACGGATCATCTCAGCGACCCCGAGCAGTTGTTTAAAACTGTTGACACTAAATAACGTTCCTGTTACAATATAGTTTAGGGACTTTAGCTCATGTTGGTTAGAGCAGCGGACTCATAATCCGTTGGTGCTGTGTTCGACTCACAGAAGTCCCACCATGTATCTGGCGTTCGTATAATGGATAATACAGGGGATTTCTACTCCCCTAATAGCAGTTCGATTCTGTTACGC